TCTGCTGCTGACTGGCAGTTAGATGAGCTAAACAAAGCCGGCACATATCCCGGCACTATGCAGTCAATCGCTGGTCAGGTTGTTGGCTTGGATCGGCAGGGCTTGATGAGCTTGGCGGCGGCGCAGCAGTACGGCAATTTTGCATACGCCTCTTTGTCTGGGAAGGTTAAAACTTTAATCAAAGAGTTTTCGAGCAGTAGCGTAGCCGTTCTCAATAGAGCTAACGGCCAGTACCGGTTGTTTAACGGCAAAGACGGCTTGTATTTTTCCTTTAACGGCCCCGATTTAATTGGTGTTACCAAGACTAGATTCCCGCATGAAGTTAAATGCGCGGCCTCTGCAATTGATGAGACTGAAACAGAGATCAGTTTTTTCGGGGCTGATGACGGAAAAGTATACAAAATGGATACTGGGTTTAGGTTTGGCACGACCAGTATTTACGCCTTCGTCCTGACCAATTTTACGGCCTACAAAGGCCCAACAGTCCGCAAGCGTTATCGGCTTGTACAGCCTGACATTCGCGTTGAGGGATCTCCGATACAGATCGGCGTCAGGGCAACAACGGAATATGGACTAGGCGAATCCTCTAGGGGGATGTCGCAGTACCTGTACACCGCTCCCGGCTCGCTCTGGGACGTTTCAGATTGGAACGAATTTTCGTGGGGTTCCGCTTACTCAAATGACGCCAAGGTCAGGGTTTCTGTGACCGGCTCAAATATGGGCGTGTACATCGCTACCGATGGTACGGAAAACGCAGTGCATACCTTGCATGGCGTGACGCTCCACTATTCACCAAGGAGGCTTATTAGGTGAGCAATAACTTTGTTCCAAACGCGACAGACCTGCTCGCGGGAGAGCTTGCAAGAGCATCCGATATCAACATCCGGTATGGCTATGTAGTATCAGGCTTCGACAAGCTACCTGCGCCTTTGTCGGTTGGTCAGGGTTTTTCTGCTCCGGTTCCCGTTGGGGATCCTACTGCTGACGCACACGCGACGACCAAACTGTATGTTGATACTACTGCTGTCGCGGCGGCGGTAGCGGCGGCGGTTCCGGCATCTGAAACGGCAGCGCTTGCCATAATAGCGCCCGAAGTGACTAATGCGGCAAACTCCGCAACGGCGGCGGCAAGCTCTGCAACAGCGTCGGCAGCCAGCGCGACGGCGGCGGCTACTAGCGCCACTGATTCTGCCGGCTCTGCTACAAGCTCAGCAAACTCTGCCACCTCAGCGGCGGGAACACTAACGACCTTCCAGCAAGTCTATCTGGGCGTACAGTCGTCAGCCCCATCCGTTAGCGGCGTTGCAGAAGGCGCTCTTTACTGGAACTCATCGGCTGACCAGCTTTACATTTTAAACTCTGGCTCTTGGAAGCAGGGCGCGTTTAATGTTTCTGGAGCAATGATTTCCAGCAACAACCTCAACGACCTTGCTGACCCCTCCGCTGCCGTTACTAACCTGGGGCTGTCTTACAATACCATCGCGGTCACTGTCGCTGGCGGCAAGTTTGTTATTGATGGAGCGTCACAGCAAAAGACTTCATTAACCCCATCTGTTCAGTATCGGTTTGACCAAAGCCACAGCTCTAACGCAAACCACCCGATAAAGTTTTCGACAACCGCAGATGGCACTCACGACAGCGGTAGCGCATTCACAAGTGGCGTAGTCACCGTAGGCACCCCCGGTCAAGCGGGGTCTTACACGGCAATCACGGTCGAGCAGGACAGCCCGATTCTGTATTACTACTGTGCGAATCACAGTGGGATGGGGGAGCGCGCGTATGGCCCAATATCTGGCGGTAGCGCAAGCGCTTCGACGGATGGAAGTGTTGAAGGGTATTACGTCATTTCATCGCCGCCGGCAGATTTGCTGTTCAAGTCTACGCATAACGCGACCCCAGATAACCTGGCGATTACCGGCACTTATCAAGGTTTCTCGGGAGCTGACACGATCCTGCAAGTTACGGATCTTACGAGCATCGATTCCACCGGAAGCTATATCTCTGAAGATACATCAGTAACCGGGCACCTGTTTTATCAGGCGCTAAGCATCATGGATGGCAAAACCTTCACGGTTAGCGGCCTCGCGCAAGGCATTGGCACCGCGCCGATTCTTGGCACAAGCACAGACAAAACCCGCTCCAGCGGCGAACTCATTTACTTTGGCCTTATATAGAGGTTCCTCAAATGGCATCAAGAACATCCACTTTAGTTGGCCTCGGTAAAGGGGCACTGATTTATCAAAACACCACGGGAGCAGCGCAACTGGTTGCGATAAATGCGACTTCACACAGCACCACATCAAACGTGCCAATCACGGTGATGCTCGATACCAGCCCATCGCGCACCCTCAATAGTGATAACACTTTATGGCAAGCCACTACAGGGCGGGTGGTCGATATCGACATTCCGCTAAAGGGTCAGGTGATTGTTACCAATGCTCAAAACCAAGGGGGAGTTTTGGGTAGCTCGTCTGGAACGCCTTTGGTTAGCAACTCCACGGGTACGGCTGACCGCGCTTTCCAAAACTATGATCCTTACATGAGGATCAAGCCATCCGAATATGGCAACGCCACTGATAATGTTATGTCTTTTCTTTACTACAGAAGCGGTAACAGTCAGTACCATTATCGAAGCAATGTCCTTGATCTGGGTTCTGCTGATTTTCTGTCGATAATATCTGGCTCTGCTGGTGCTATTCAGAATATGGCGCACAACCCCAGCTATTACAATCGCGGCGCTGCTTTCGATCATTACACCAACACGATAATCGCGATTAATAACAACTCTTACTCCGAATTTATCTGTTTTTGCCCAGATAGCAATTCTGTCAGCTCAGGAAACCGATCTAGCGACAGCTTTTTGTATGCCGCGCTTGGGGGTGGTCACGATCCACAGACATATATGCCGTTTGGGTCATACTCCAACAGCTTTCCCAGTCCGGCGTGTCAAGCTGACGGTGGCGTTTTCGCGTTCTACTTCAGAAGGCCCGGTACAACCAACGATACGTTAGCCATATGTCCTGCGGGAAGGCGCGCCCATAACGGCGTTTTGCCAGCGGATAAAAGCAGTATCAATGCGAGCCAGTTGGCGGCTGCCGGGAATACGCCAATCGACCAAAGTACGTCTGCTTATAGCTACTTCAATTGCACACGGGATCACTTCCAGTGGATGAAGTACAACAAGAATAACGACACTTATTACTTTAGGTTCGTTAACGGTATCTATTCTTGGAAGTACGAGAACATGACCAACACCAGCAACGGCCAAGGCAGCTCCGGTGGCGGGCCGACCAGCCAGGATCCTTATACCTTTTCGGGCGGGTCTTGGAAAAAAGAGGGAGCCGGCCCTGCGGGGCAAATGAGTATCCCCGCAAGAATCGGCCAAGCCCTGTGGGTTTCGTGGGTTGGCATCGCTCCCTACTTCAGTACCGATTTAATCTCTTGGAGCAACAGGGCGACTTACTTCGCCGCTAACGGAATCGATGCAGATCGGCATTTTTTTGCTGAAGATGCCGCGCAAACGAGATACCTGGTTTCTTCGACCGGCGCTGTGGTGCAAGCACTTACGGGGCTGGAATCCATGCCGCAAGAAGGCTTGCTGGAAAACCAGGCTCCCATTGGCACTTACGAGCGAAGCGGTCTGGTCTTGAATCCGGGCGATTGTCTGTATGCAGGAAACGGCTCGCAAGCGGTCAGTGTTTCATTCACCGTCACAGAGGTTGCAATATAAATATGGCTAGGACGATAAGGCTTGCTGGATCTGGTGGCGGATCAGGGTTAAGCACTTCTGATGTCACCAGCTTAATAGAATCTAATTCAAGGTTTGTGCTAGATAAAAACCACGTTTTTACTTCTGTCCCATCTTCTCCATTTACGGTTATCCCGAGTGTTGATTTCGAGAATGTCGCGATCTATTTAATCGTAGGCCGAGGGCTTACGTCGAGTGGTGGCAATGATCAACGCACCATTGATTTTGGCGGTTTGAGTGGAGATCGTTCTTACTATGGTAACAAAGGAAGTACTTGGTATTCCGGCAACGAAACTGGTTACAGCAACGGAACATTTACCCTCATGCCAAATAGCAACGAGTGTACAAACCAAGGAATGAATGATTTTGAGTTAAAGATTTTCATTAA